TTCTCACCGTGTGATGATAACTCTCCGTTTTTCTTGTGCATAACCTTTGGCTGATTAGCCATTCGTGAAAGGATACGCTTAGGCATAGCATCTGCTAGTTGCTCTACCTTCTCTTCTTTGAGTTGGGCGATTTCGTCGTAGGCTGCTTGTGCCTTTGGTACGTCTAATTTCCACCGTAGCTCTTCCTGCTCTCTGGCGCAGTCTAGTTTGAACGACAGATAATCAATGAGACGGTTTCTGTCTTCTGGTGTGTCCTTGTATAGTTTACCTAGTTTAAGAGATAGGTCACGCCATAGACGGTTGTTGATCTTAACGTCCTCATCGCACCTGTGAGCGTACTCTTTAGGCGTCAGGGTGTTCCAGTCCTTAATCACTGGCTTAGGCACCCCGTACTCCTCTCCGTAGCCCTCAAGGCCATGCTTCATACGTCCGTGGTTGATGTACCAACTAAGTGCCAGCGTGTCGATCAGACGTGCCTTTACTTTGATACCAAGTAACTTTTCCACGGCGGGTATGTCGAAGCGAATAATGTTGTGGCCCACCAGAGTACCAGTGTTGAGTAACACATAACGCATCTCATCGTAGTCATGGGTATGCTTAACTTCACCCATGTCGTTAGACCAAGACATGACATGAATCTTGGTCATCTCATTTAAAAGACCATCCGTTTCAATATCAAATACTGTTGTCATTAGCTGCGTAGCTCCTTAAGTCTAAAGATTGGATATTCTGGGTGTTCCTCCAGAAACTTTCTTGCGTACAGTGGGCACCAGTTCTGACTGATCTTGAACTCACTGTTGTTTTCTTTTACCATAGTCTCGTAGCGCATCAAGTGGAAAATGCCAGCGGCAGAAAACTTCTTACCTTGCTCCCCAATCTTTATTGCGTACTTAACAAACATATCCCACATCTCTGTGTTCTCTTCTAGGTGTTCATCGAATGTCATTTTACTTCCCTTAATGTAAACGTATCTAAGTTAAACCGCATTGTACCTGCATTGCCCTCTTCTGAGCATGGTCGGTTCTTCTCAACGCGGATGTGAGTCGTGTTCCGTTCTTCTAAGCTATCTGCTTCTTTCTCCCGTGACAAGTCAATAACGACAGAAGCTCGTTGTCCAATCATCTTGCAATACTTTGGGTCGCCATTGTCATTAGTGTGGGCGATAGTCACGATACCCACGTTAAGTTCTGCTGCCAGCTTAGACAGTCGAATAGCTAGATCAGCAAGCATTGTCTCTTTGCCTTCTTCAGACGATCCTACTACGACATCTTGGATAGGCTCAAAGAACACAAACTTACATCCACATGCCTGACTGAAGTATCTGATCTGGTCGCATAGCTCTTCAGCACCCTGTCCGTCACCCATAAAGAACTGATAGTAAAGTTCATCTTTGGTTAACTTAGTGATAGCTGCAAGAACCTGATCGTTAGCTCCTTTCTCCTCAATCAAATCCCTGCGTGTCAGGTTGTCATTACACTCGTATGACACAAGACCTAGCAGAGAGCGTAGCTTAGTTTCCTCTACGTGCATTGCAGCGATTGGTACACCCTGCGAGATCATGTTGTACTCAAGGTAACGCATTACCTCAGTCTTACCAATGCCTGTCGGTGCCTTGATCACTGTGAAGTGACCCTGCATCAGCCCCAGTATCTTATCGTCTAGTGCTTGGATACCTGTAGGTACATACTCATGCTCTGGTGCATCCTGATACAGCGACAGGAAGTCCTCTGTGGTGTTCATCACGTTCTCAGGAGTGTACTTACTTGCTGCCCACCATGCTCCCTTGAACTCCTTACCTTTGCCATTCTGTAGGAAGTCATTAGCGTCTTTGTATGGGTGATGGTTTACACGATAGACCTTGTTAGGGAATAGCTTGGCAACCTTATCTGCTAGTGCATTACCAGCCTCATCTGTGTCTACTGACAGGATGATCTTATCAAAGCTGTTAAGCCACTCTGCGCAGTTCTCCCATAGCTTCTTAGAAGGTGTTGCAGAGGGTAACGACACAACAGGGTTAGCGTAGGCACCTTTCATCATCTGAGACACTGAGAGAGCATCTAGTTCACCCTCTGTGATCGTTACCATCTTGGAACTACCAGCAGTAAACAGGTTCATACCGAATAGTTCATCACCCTTGAACCCTGACTTAGCGTAGAACCCTTTTTCTTTGAGGTTGCGTACCTTAATTCCCCCGCTGGGGTACACGTACTCTTGACGATCCCCGTAGGTTAGAACCCCGTAGTCTTCCATTGTACGACTTTGAATACCGCGCATGGTCTCATATTTTCCATCGCTGGGGGTGTCCTCATAGAACGACACAACAGCTTTAGGGGTGAACGACATCTTGTTATCTCCTTTAGTCGGGTATTTCTCTTCAGCCCAATCGAATGTCTTTCTCTTGGACGGGTAGCCTTGGTTGCAAGCATGGCACTTTCCGTAACCTTCATCATTGTAGCTAAAGGCGTCAGAGGAGCCACAAGTCTCGTATGGACATTCTTGGTGTGCGTGTTCAGCCATGTGGCTTCTCCCTGTTGTTAACGACACATAAGTAGTAACTTATGTAATTACTTATGTTCTTATTACTTGTTGTAGTTATTATTACTTATGAGATTACTTAAGTAGTAACTTCTTAAGTGCTTCATACTTACATATGGTGTCTAAATCACCCTTTCACAAGTCACGAATTGTTACAGTGTAGACATTTTATGCAAAGCCTCATCTTCCCACAAGGCAACAGCCTGTTGAGACACCCCATAAATGTCTGCAACCTCCTCTTGTGTCATCTCTTTAAAGTAACGCATCTCTATGACCTCCCTGCTCCGCTCTGACAAGCTATTTAAGCACTTAGATATAAAGTCCTTTGTCTCATAAGATTCTGTACAGTCTTCTACAGACAAATTTAAACTTTCTTCATACTCTTGTGTTGGTCGTAAGGCAGACTGAACCGCAAGCAAACCTCCCTTAGAGTATGTAGAACTCTTAGGTATGCGCCTATTACCCGCTACAGACCTTGTAGTCTTGTTTGCTGGCATTGGTACAGCCTTGTCCTTTAGGTTTACGTAGTCAAACATAGCTCGCCTAGCTAGGTTATAAAGATAAGCTGGGTGTTCATCGGGTTGATTGCTTAAACGCTCATAGACAGCAAGAATAGCTTCTGACTTAAGGTCGTCACGAATACCATATTGCGGGTACTTGTAAGCTAATCTATTACACATCTTGTCAATCTCTTCTGCTGTCAGTCGATGCTCATTCGTCATCGCGCTTACCCCCTGTTTCCATGATTACTTGATCTCTTAATGAGTCTTTAATCTTCTGCTCCACCCTAGTCGTGGCACCCTCGCCCCAACTTATTAGTCTTAGGGTATCCTCTACAATCTCTTCAAACTCCGTTGCAGGTAGTACAGTCACCTTGCCACCCTTAGCGGCAAACTCTGCTTTCATTCTCTCTAGGTCAGTCATTCTGTTTCTCCTTTCATAAGTGCAGCCCAGCTTACTGGGAACAACTGCCCCATCTTATCGCTGATCTGATCTGCAATCAACCGTGTCTCGTACTGTGTGTCAGGCTTACAGCGCAGGTTACACATCTTTGCTATGGCACCTAGCGTACCTGTCCAGTACCACTCAGTCATGGTGTTCTGAGGGAGTACCATACGTGCTTGTTCTTCACACACACCAGCGTCAATCATACACTGATAGATGTGTAAGCAAGATTTGTTATGCCTGTCTGCAAAGTCTTGTGGCATGTGCATACCATATAGTACCGTATCTATCTCAGTAACCTCGCCAGCACTACCCTGCTTCTTATCTGCTGCTTGCCCACGCCATACGTCAGGACGATAGAACTCAATATTATCAGATACGTATCTTCGACTGACTTCATTCCAAGGCATGTACTCATGCTTGACAAGTTGTCTAGCGACAAAGATAGGAGCCTTACATACGAATGTAACTGATGCGTGATTGAATGGCGACAGGTGTTTGTGCTTTGCTAGGTAGCTAATCAGTTTCTTGTCACGCTTGTCTACGTCATAGGTGCCTTGTATTAGGTCCGTACAGACTAGCTTAGACTGTTTGGCGAAGGATACCCGCGCAGCGTTAACAGTCGTGATGTCATCACCCATGTGGTGATAGTATGTTGCTGTGATTTGTGTCATTAGAATGGAACCTCTCCGTTTGCGTCTCTGGGGTCATTGAAGTAGTTCTTAACGAGCAGGTCTGGGTAGGTGTGCTTAGTGTCAGATACAGCGTCTAGCTCCTGTAGCATAGTTGCTGGTAGGATACCCATGTCCCGTAGTTGCATCTCTAGTTCTGGTGTCATTGTCTTATCTCCCTGCGGGTGCTGTGTAAAATATGTGATCGCCTATGCGACCATCTAAGTGGTACTGTTTTCGCCAGTATGGTGATACATAGGTAGCGTGGTAGTGGGTACTTGTCAAGCCTAGCCTACCACCTTTTATGACTGATTTAGCTATTTCTTCTGCAATACCAATAGCTTGTCTATCGCCTACATTGCTGGTGTACTTACGATAGTTGTCAGACTTTCCATCGTGGGTGAACGAGAACTGACTAGGCTGGAAGACTACAGCACAGATTTCGTCGGGCCATCGGGGTGATTCTACCCTGTTCATCACGACATCCGCTACGGCCATCTGACCCTGTATTGGCTGGTCTCTGGCCTCAAAGAAGATAGCCGCTGCTAGGCACATCAGGGGGGTCATCATTGTTCATCCTCCTCTAGAGACCCCTTGATCTCTTTAGCTACATCTTCTGGTGTATCATCTTCCCAGTAATCGTGTATCATACTATCTCCGCTCCCATCATGTGTATGTGACGATTGTTAGCACGGATAGCTAGTACACGGTCAAGACAGAAGCTCTTGTATAGTGGTTTCTCCCCGTCCTTACCGACTAGCATAGGGATCAGGTTGTGCATAGCTAGTACGTTAGCTGCCTTACGGCCACGCTCACCACCCTTGAGGTACTTCTTGACGTTAAGACGGCCATTGTATGTACGCTCCTCGCCTGTCTTAGTCAGGAACTTGATTGTCATAAATGTGTTAGTGTTCTCTGCAAGAACCATGCTTACCATGCGTGTATCTAGTGCCATGTTATTACTCCGATGCTTTGTTAATGACGAATATTGGTGATGCTGGTGACATCTCTCGTAATGTCTTAGCATGATTCTCTGCGGTCTGTCTAGTAAATAATGGTAGGTCCAAGTGCATTACGATACCATTTACTTCGGTGGCTAGTGAGTATGTCTTCATAGTTTTCTCCATAATTCCCTCGGTGGGGTGTTAAGTTATACGAATCACAATACGTAATTCCCTCGGTGGGGTCAAGAATTATTTCCACTGGTGGGGTCTCTAATTCCCTCGGTGGGTCATTTTCCACTGGAGGGGTCATTTTCCACTGGTGGGGGTCTGTGATATTTGTGCAACTGTGACAAATGTGCAACTGATTTGATTGTGATATAATTACAACACTTGACAAGGTGTTTGTGACATTTATGCAACTGATTCGCACATGCCGTCCATTCCACCTTTTGCGACTGCGATTCGGAAAAATCTGGCCCTGAGTCATATAGTTTGGGGGACGTCAACCCCCCTTGTGACGCTTTGGAATTATTCTTTCGGGATAAGCTCATATTGAGACCGAATCAGCTGTTCGGTCATTGCTGCGGCCATTACAACCCGATAATCATTTTGTGCGGCGATCCAGTCTTGTAACTCTTTGACTGACTTGGGCGTTTCAATTAATCCGTTCATCTGATTTTTCCTTTGTATCAGCGTTTCGATGAGTCAGTTTTCGCACATACCAGAACGATTCGCAACACCCAATCACGTTATTTATTGCATAGCGGGTATGCGTCCAGCGCATAGCTTTTGTGCATTTTGGGGCTTGGCGAATCGTTTGGTTGATTCTATAAAGGTTATAGAAACACAAACAAGGGAACGACAAAATGACATTCGCAGAAACTGACAAGCTAGTTAAATCAATCAACCGCTTGGAAACTTGGGCGCGCTCTATGCAACGCGAAATCAACAATGAGGAAGTAGACGAAAAACAAGTGGCAGAATATCAAAAGTGGATCAACAATGCCAAGCAAGAGATTTTTGAGCTCTGCACCAAATAGTCAAAACAGGGGGTTGACAACCCCCACGAATCACCCTAAGAATCAACCTATAGAAACGCCGATAAAGGAATCAACAACATGTCACGCAACTACAACCGCCGCGCTATTATCGCTAAACGTAAACGCAACGAGTCCATTCAAGACACCGCCGTCACTATCGCCCTAGTCTCTGGCGCGTTGTTTGTGACGGTTGCCACCGTAGCTTTGGGCGTTGGCTTTGGCCTCATGCTTGCGGGGGCGTTGTAATGTTGGTACGTTCTATGTTGCTAGGGTATTTCTTGCTATCGCTGTGGGGCGCTTTCGCGCTTGGCCAATCGACTTTCTTCTATAGTGATGGAATCTTGATTGACACGCCTTATATTACCTATTGGTTGGATTATGGAGTTGCGCAATGACTTATACAACACTCAAGGCGGCCAAAGAGGACGCGGGCAAGCTATCGCTTGGCAATGGTAAAATGCCAGGCTCAACATTCGCAACCGACGCTTTCGCGTGCAATGTTGGTGACAAGTTGGCCAAGGTCAAAGGTTCCGTCTGCGACTCCTGTTACGCCCGTAAATTGCAACGCCTTAGACCCTCAGTGAATCAAGGGTGGTCAAACAATCAACGCCTTGCGGATAGCCTAATTGCAAAGGCTCCCCA